TCAGTTCTCATCGCTGAAATGTTCCAGCCAACCGATAATCTCCTGCAGGTTTTCCGACATGCTTTTGAGGTATCCGGCAAGCTCATCGCTGTTTGTTGCCCCGGTGTTATATCCTCTGACGCAGTTTCTGACTTCGTATGCGACTGTGTCCCATTGCCGGAACAACCGTTCTTCAAGTTCATTTTTAATACGTTCATCCCATTCTTCAAACATTTTTCTGTTCCTTTCCATGTGATTATTTCCTGATAATTCCGGCGATTACTTCGTCGAGTTCTTTGAATAAACTGTTTCTATCTGACTGACACACCAGCCATTTGTCGCCGTCGTGGTAATAAAGGTAGCTGGTCCCGAAGTCGACGCAGAAACTTCTTCTGAGTTGAACGACGCCATCGTAAGTTTTGGGATAAAAGCTTACGGTACGAAAATCTCGGCCGTAGGCTTCAGTTGTTTCTGGAGTCTCGTCAAGGCTCCGGATTTCCAGAAGTTTGAATAATCCGCTGATGGCTTCCGGCGTGGCATAATGTCGGGCGAGTAAAACACCAACATGCTCGACGTATCCGTCGTAGTTGCACCGGATGGCGGTAATTGTCCCGTCGGAATTTTTCCTTGCGATTGTCGCGCTGGTTCCCATTATGCAGGCTCCTTATTTTGTTATTTCTTTTTCGATTCTGGCGCGCATGGCATCTTCATCGTCGGCGTTGCGCTGAAAGGAAAGAACTTCGATGAGCAGTTCTTTTACATGCCCCAGATTGCCGACATGGCCGTAATTGATCTCTTTTCGTTTGCTGTCGCGCTTTAATTCCGCCGTGATCAGCTTTAAAAGTTCTGCGTTTTCGCTCTGGAGGCGGCTGTATTCGCTTTGGGCTGTCTTTGTCATTTTTTCTGGCTCCTTGTTTTGGTTGTAAGCTCTTGCTTTCTAGTATGTTATATTAAACCATATAAAAATTATATCCAGTATTTAAGTGGTTTATATTCAACTATTTGCAATATTTCTTTAAACAAAAAAGGCGATGCCGTCAAGCACCGCCAGTGAGGAGATTTTAGTTTTTGTCAGCCGTCCGGATCTGGCCGATCAGCTGTTTTGACTTGGGGCTCTGGATGGTGTTTAGAACCTGCTTGGTTTCAGAGTTCCAGCCGAGCTGTTTGATGGTTTCAGCAGAACGGATGGAGTCTTTCAGCGCCTCGCCGGTGGATGCGAGTTCTCCGGAAGTTTTGAACAGCTGCTTCTGGGTAATGACGTATTTCCACAGGAAGTATAGCATCCCGAAACTGAATACCGCAATGCCGATGGTTAAAGCTATCCACGGATAGGCGATCATCGTGTAACTGACTCCGACCAACGTCGTGCCGATTGCCAGCAGTTGAATGCCCAGTCCGCTCATGCCAGCCTGGCTGCCGAAAACGATTACCGCAATCCCGGCAATAATCATCAGACATCCGCCGGAGAGCATCCATAAGAAAATGGTATTTACCCGGCGGGTTTGGTCGTTCTCATATTCGATCAGCTTGTCTTCAACCTTTTTGACATAGGTGTCGATTTGCAAATTTTTCTGCGCTTTTGCCAGCAGAGAGGTCGATACGGTTTTCAGTTTGACGGTTTCCTGCTCGACCTCGCGGTCATCGCTGAGGCTGTCGATTTTCTCTGCCGACTCCGAAACCTGCGAGGCTTCCTGTTCGAGTTGCAGGTCGATTGCCGGACGCGAACGGAGCGTTTCAGTTGTCCATGAACTGCGGCAACCAGTCAGTAAAAAGGCCAGTAATATTATTCCGATAATGGTTCTCATTCTCAGTTTCCTTCAGTTAGTGGTTCAAGGTTGTCCGCCGGGGCAATGCCGTCCCAGAGGTATTCTTTGCCGGAAGCCGGATCAAGCATCACCAGAAACTTTCCGGCAGGAACGCTTATCCCGCCGTCGCCGCTTCCGGCTTCAGCTCCGTTTATGACGTTGAACGCCAGGGTTCCGGTTTCGCTCCATATACCGTTTGAGGATTTTTCCTCAAGGTAAACGTTATGGTTCCCGGTCGGTAGCTGGAACATCTGTAACGCGCTCTTTGCCTTTGTTTCAGCGCTCCACGGCCCTGAATTAACATGATAACGGAATATGCCGATACCGCAGAAGTTCCCGGTTGTCATGCGGTAAAATGCTCCGATATCTTCCTGGGTTATTTCCTCCGGGGCCGGATCGCAGGCAAGTTTCCAGTCGCCCCAACTTCCCTGATCGTGTACCGCGTAAATCCACAGTCCGCCGTTTTCACCGGTGGCAATTTCTTCCCAGCCGTGCTCGTAGTCATGCTTGGCGATGCAAGTTGACAAGTCGGGATAATAGACTGAGTCGTACATATTGCCCTCGCGCCATGGCACATTCATGCGGTAGGTGGTGTTCGGCAAAAGTTTAAGTGCGCAATAACTGCCGATACTGGTGGTATCGGCGTTATCGATGAAAACTACGGCGGCATCCGGATAACCGGCAAGCGGTTCTTCTTCAGATTTATCCCAGAACACCGGAGTCTGTAAACTTACTCCGTTAAATATTACATCGGTGGCTACGGTTCCGTCCCATTTAAAAGTGACGTCGCGTCCGCCGTCGCTTTCGGTTAATCCATCCCCGGTTGTCATGATCGGAGCCGCCAGGAGGTGGCAGTTGACAGCCATCTCCGTTTCCGGCGACCACAGGTTGTTGTCGAGCTGTTCGGAAATTTTAACACTATAGGAATTCCCAAGACTTACCGGCAGGAAAAAGACTGTCGTTTCAGGAGCAAGCTCAACATAATTACCGTAATCAACCCGGTAACGGCAGATGCCGGTACCCAGCGGAATCACGCTGTATATGCCGCTTGCCCATTCCGGAGTGCCGGAAAGCATCATGTCGCCCATCATGCCGACATACCACGTGCCGCTTGCCCAGGTGTCTGAAGAAGTTTGGTCGTTGGCATAAAGATAACTTTCGTAATAATCGTACATATTGGTATCATTGTCGAAATAATCCTGCATGGTCACCAGCCAGCGGGAAAACCTCAGAGAATACCACAAATAATAATCGCCGTTACGATAGCAGGACGCGCCATTCTTTGTGCCGCAGTTACCGAATAGGCCGCTGACCCCGAGGGTATCACGGGTTAATCCCGAGAGCAGTTTTGAATCATATGATGGCAAAGAAAACTCCACGTCAACGGAATTCAGGTCGGTTTCGACGGTACTGAATTTCAGTTTCGGCTGTAAACTGCCGCTGCTGAATACGACATTGAAGGCGCATTCAGCTATATCGCTGTAAGTTGCGTCAGAGAGTTTTTCCCGAACATAAAAAATATGACTGGAGGAGTCTGCAAGCCCTTCGACGGTATGTTCGCTTGTTTCCGCATCATCGCTCCATGTGCCGTCATCAAGCTTGTAACTGAAAAGTCCGGTTCCGGCATTGACGGTCGTTACCGTCGGCATCGTGTCGATGGTTATCTGGGGCTCCTCAAACCAGACTTCATCAAAGAGCCCCGGCCCGGTGTAGTAGACCAGCAGATCATGATCCCAGGCGTTAACGGTTGTGATGTCACCGGTATATTCACAGATATAAATATTTACATCGCCCCATTCGCTGTAATAAATGGCGATGTACATATCCGCATTGGACTGATTCTGATAATACTCCTGCAAGTTGCCGTACTGATCTTTTTTATCCGAAAGAAATTCGTAGATACCGTTGATTTTATCCACCGAGCAGCCGGACAAACTAAAGGTATTATAAACTCCGGATTTCCAGTTGAAATACTGCTTAATTGAACTTGCGGTGGAAGTTTGCAGATTAAATATCGGTGCATTCATCAGACTATAATCCTCCCTGACTGGATGTTAAATAAAATGGTCTCGGAGTTGATTACTCTGCCGACTTTCTGAACAATCTCTCCGGATGCGGTCGGCGGCGAATCTGCTACATTGCCGCTACCGCCGAGGAAGAGTTCACTCTCCGGAGCAATGGCGTTGGCGATTTCGCAGATGCCTTTATCTGCCACTATCGCATTGGCACCAGCAATGGCCATGACATAGCCATCGGCGGTGCGGGATGATCTATCCGCAAGCTGGCAGGTAAGCGTACCGCCATCATCGGCCAGGTATACCAGCTTGCCGACGGCAACTCCGGTTCCGGCAACGCAAATAATTCCAGAGCTGTTGCTCTCCGAAGTTGCGCCGAAACTTCCGGTGTTGCCGAGATGATCCTTGTACTTCCAGGTAAATGAACCGTCCTGCTGCTGTTCCGGGAATACCAGCAGTGTCCCCTCTTTTACGATGGCGACGTCGAAGTCTGCCTGGGTTTTAACTTTTAAAATTTGCATGATCGCTCCTTCACTTTAAAAATAGATATGTTTTGGCCGGATCGGTATATTGCCCCATGAATAGCACGCCTTTGCCACCGTCAGCGGCGGAGTAATACCCGAGCAGGCTTTCACCGAGACTTGCCACATTGATTTCCGAGTAAGCTGATTCCTGGACAAGCTGGTATTCGCCGTTGACCAGCCTTAAACAGGCATACGCGCCTTTCGATGTATAAATTATGCTGCCATCTTCACCGAACCTGACCAGCGGGAAAAGTCCGGCATAATTGCCATAGGCTTTATAGAGGTGGAACTCCTGGCTATCTACCCAGGCATTGTTTTCCCGGGTTTGAACCTTCAGTATTACATAGGTTGAACCGGTAACCGGCGATGTTTCCGTTGACCGGGTCGGACGAATCAGCTTATTGCCGCTGCCGCCGCCGATCCCGGCGGTAAAATCAGAGCGTTCGATGAATGTCCATGAACCGTTGATTTTCTGAAAAACATCACAGGTTTGTCCGTATACATTAATACCGCACAGCGCCATACCATTATGGAAATTTATCTTGTAGCCGTAGTTGAAGTTAGTCGCTTCAGTTTTGGCAAATACCTGATTCCATGTGGACGCGTCAATGCGTTCATAAATGCGGAACGCTCCCGGGATACTTGAGTTTCCTGAAGTGCAGCCGACCGCCAGTTCATTGCCGTAAAGTATCGCGCCGGAACCGAATCCGTCATCGCTGGCATTTTCCAGCGTCGCTGTTGCGGCAAAATTCCCGGCGGCATCATCATATTCATAGAGGTAAACTTTTTTGCCGGACTGATGTCCGATTGCAAGAATATTCCCCGACAAAGATACTTGCGGCGTACAATATCCGACCGTGGCAAAAGATATATCCTGGATATGTTCAAGAACCCGAAACATCCAGTTGATCCGGTAAATGGAAAGTATCGAAGCCCCACCAGTATAACGCCATGGAAAAAATGCCGCGAAATTCTCATTAACCGCTCCATTGACCGCATTGATCTCATCGGGGTAAACTATTTTTTGCTTCAGCGCAAATCCGGCAAAGTCATTCCGGAACCCGGAATTGACATGCAGTTTTGATTTGTAAATATTCATCAGCAGTATACCTCGCTTTTGCCGTCGTAATAGATTTTGCCGTTGACCTTTGAAAAGGCCGCTTTGTATGTTCCGGTATCGCCGGAATCCAGAACCGGGATACTGCCGTAATCCTGCGCGGTAAAGTCAAAAGTCTGCCCGGAACTGTTATCCAGTTGCAGGATAAATCCTTGCCCTTCTTCCAGATTACTGACTGCATTATAAGAGAGCGTCGCAGCTCCGGAAAGCGTGCCGTATTGCGTGTCTCCATTTGCAATATCCAGTGCGATCGCTCCGGAAAGAGCCGCTCCCAGATTATAAGCAACAGCTTTTACCTGTTTGCCGTCCAGCGCCGTTTGCAACCCGGTAATTCCGGCGATTGCATGACTGTGGTCGAGAGCGGAATAGACGCCATCATGATTATGGCCGGTCAAGGCATATTCGCTATGGGAATGGCTGATTGCCGCGTAAACCGTATCGTGATCATGGACAATCGCCGCATATACCGAGTCGTGATTATGCCCAGTGAGAGCATATTCGCTATGAGTGTGCCCAAGCACCGAATAAACTGCATCATGATTATGCCCGATGGCGGCTTTGCCGTCCAGCGATGCCTGAAGATTGGTTATTTCGCTGATCGTGTGGCTGTGGGCAAAATCGGTAATATCCGCCTTGACATGAACATGCTCCAGCGTCGCCTTGTCGTCAAGTTCGAGTTGCAGCCCGGCGACATCCGCAATCACATGTCCATGCGCAAAGTCAGTTATATCCGCCTTCACATGGGCATGGGCAACACCTGCGTAATCGCTGTGGATGTGATTGATGTCGGCAAAGAAGCCAGCAAAGAATGTTTTCAAATCCGCAAGCGTGGCGTATAGATTCACCGCGCCGTTGCGGATAAAGAACATCATTTGGGATAACAGCGTATCCGGACGGCCGTATTCGGCGTTCAAATCCTCGGCGACTGCTCCGACATCGGAATGGTCCAACACCACGTTGGCTTCCGTCTTGCCGTTGACGCTTTCAACGCCGGTACCGATAGTTCCGGTGTTACCAGCGGAATCTTTGCAGCGCCAAAGGTAGGAACCGTCAGTCTGTTGTTCCAGGAGAACCAGCAGCGAATCTTCCGGAACTTCAGCGGATTCGAATTCGGTGATATTTTTTACTTTCAAAATCTGCATATTGCGATCCTTTTTGTTTAATCGGTTGAAACACTCCAGCCCCTGCTGATCAGAGTTGCTTTGTCAGTAATTCCCTGTCCGGTAGGTGGTGCCGGAGGATTCTGGCTTGTTGAGGTATAACTCCTAATGCCGGTTGTGACGTTGCTGGCGACCAGTTTCGCCAGATGCGCGTTTATCACATCCGAGGTGAAATTATTGCCCTGGCACCATAAAAACTCCAGATGCGGATTGTTGTTTATGTTGAGAGCTGACAGTCCGACAAAGTCGCACCACAGAGATTTTAAGGCGGTATTATGGCTTACGTCAATACTCGTAATCTGCGTGCATTGCGAGCAGTCGAAATATTCCAGAAGCGTCTGTGCACTGATATTAATTGAGGTCAAATTATAACATTGCCTGCAGGCTAAATGCAGCAACGCCGTATGCGCGCTTAAATCAATAGACGAAGTTGGGGTTTCCGCAAATCCAAGCTCCGTCAGCCCGGTATGGGAGCTGATATCCACGCTGCTTATGTTATTGCGCCCGTAATCAAGTTTTGTCAAAGCGTGATTGCCGGATATGTTTAACGAAGTCAAATTATTATCAAAACAATTCAGCTCAATTAAAGCGGCACAGGTGCTGATATTAAGCGATCCTATCCGGTTGAAATAACACTGCAAATCCGTCAACGCTGTACATCCGGTGACATTCAACGTGGAGATTTTGCAGGAAAAACATCTCAGCGTTTGCAGAGCGGTGCAGCCGCTGACATTAAGCGATGCCAGCAATGCCGATCCCCAGCAGTCCAGATAAGTCAGGGCGGTAAAGCCGCTTAAATCAAGCGCGGTTAATTCGTCTGCACTGGACATTTCCAGTCTGTCCAGCGTGGTTTTGCAGCTGTCGCTGATAATGAGCGAAGCGAGCTTGAAATTATTGGTTATTTTAACCGTTTCGAGTTTAGTATTTGTGCTCAAATCAAGCTCGGTCAATCTGTTGCTGTAACAGTCCAGATAGGTCAGTTCCGTATACTCTGCCAGATTCAAATATTTAAAATTGCTCCTGCACTGAAGATAGGTTATTTGAGAATTCGCCGTTCCGCTGAATTTTATGCCACGGTTCTTTTCCGTCCCGTAATTTCTTGAGAATGAGACGGAATTCCCGGTCATTGCGAAATCTTCTGCAGGCGTGCCGTCTCCCCAGTCAACCGTGAGGGTTGTCCCGCCCGGCGCTTTGACGACAAAGGCGGCAGTGGCTTTGTCCGCGATAAACTGGACGTTGACATTTTTGCTGTGCGTTCGGTATCTGTTTATCAATGTTAATGGATTCATCAGTCAATCGCTCCCTGTATCAGCCAATTGTCCGCAGATAAAACCCGAACCGATGCTCCGCAATACTGCGAAAAGATATATACGGTTCCTCCGGCAACGCCGTTGATGGTTGCTGTGGCATCGCAGCTTATGGCGGTCTGTCCGGTTCCCATTCTCTCCACGGCGAAAACCGTATCGGCTTCGAACGGAGTATTTGCGTATAACGGCAAACTTACGGTATTTTCGCTGGCGTTATTCATTTCGATTATTTTTCCGGCATCGGAAAGTACCGGCGTATAGGTTGTTCCGGTCTGCTGGTTTACCTTGACTTTCTCGCTGTTCACATAGGAGAGAAAATTTTCCAACGTTCCGCTGTTCCCGGCGGCGATCCACAGATCGTAAGCCGAATCACCAGTATCCCCGGTATCGCCTTTATCGCCCTGCGGCCCGATTTCCCCTTGAATACCCTGTATTCCCTGCAGCCCTTGCTCTCCCTGAATTCCCTTTTCGCCTTGCGGCCCGACCGGTCCGACATCTCCGGTATCGCCTTTTTCTCCCTGGATGCCCTGTTCACCTTGTATTCCCTGAGGGCCGATATCGCCGGTATCTCCCTTGTCGCCTTTATCACCTTTCAGCATGGCGATTTGATCCGGGGTTAATTCTTCAAACGTCACCGTTCCGTTAACTCCGGGATCACCCTGATCTCCCTTTTCTCCTTTATCACCTCCGGCAAGCACCAGTTGCCAGATTCCGGAAATGGCGGAGATATTCTTCATGGTCATAATCCCCGACAAATCAACCGCTGTAGCATTTTCAGCATAGCTGACGGCATTTTGCGGCAGCTGCCATTGGGTTCCGTTTTCATCGGTCACCGCGACGATGTTCATAACGGCATTTACTGTGAGAATTTCCCCGGTGAGATCATCCTGAATAAAATCATGCCGTGCGCATTGTATCCTGAGCCAGTTGAGGTAATCATTCTCGGTTCCGGCATTTCCTGCATCAAGCCAGACCTGATAAGCGGAATCACCTTGTTCTCCCTGAATACCCTGGATTCCCTGTTCTCCCTGCAATCCCTGCGGCCCGATATCGCCGGTATCGCCTTTATCACCTTTGTCGCCTTTCAGGGATTCAATCTGTTCCGGTGTCAGTTCTTCAAAGGCGACCGTCCCGTCAGCTCCCGGAGCTCCGTCGTCTCCCTTTTCGCCTTTGTCCCCGCCGCCGAGGATCAACTGCCAGGTTCCGGCAATTTCGGTGATGTTTTTCATTGCCATAATCCCAGCCAGATTAACCACGGTCGAATTGCCGCCGTAGCTGACGGCGTTTTGCGGAAGTTGCCATTGGACTCCATTATCATCGGCAATTGCAACGATGTTCAGGAGCGCGTCTATTGAGAGAATTTTACTGTCCAGGTCTTCCTGAGTAAACTCATGGCGTGAACCGTCATGCGTCCGGAGCCAGTTGAGATAATCGCTTTCAGTTCCGGTGTTACCAGCAGATAGCCACATTTGATAAAAACTTTGCCCAGAAATCCCCTGCGCAAAACGGATTCTGCCGCCGTTGGATACATCGCTCTGCCCGAAATAAATAATGGTACGATGATTTTCCCATTCAGTGGTAATCATTACCGGACTGTCGGGATCACCAGTTTTTACTGTCTGTCCGTTGCCCATTGCGTCATATACTTCAATCTGTGCAATAGTTTTAGTGCCTTCAATTACCAGCGAACCTCCGAATACATCATCAGCGGTAAACTCAAAATCAGATTCAACCTCGGCGTTTTCGCCGCGATCACCCTGATCACCTTTGTCGCCCTTGTCGCCTTTTCCCCCTTGAATGCCCTGAATGCCGCCCGGGGCTGGCTCGCTCCAGTCGCCGAAAGCATCGGAAAGCTTCAGATAGATATGGTTGTTATCGGTGTCCAGATAGGTAAAACCGCGCTCGGCATCATCATAAATGCTTTTATTTGCAAGCGTCCCGGCCATATCGATTTTAACGCCGTCGCCTTTTTCGCCGGGATCACCTTTATCGCCCTGATCCCCTTTGTCGCCTTTTGCTCCGGTATCTCCGGGTAAGCCCCGGTCGCCGGTGTCACCCTTGTCGCCCTTTTCACCCTGCGGTCCCTGCGGCCCGACATCCCCGGTATCGCCCTTGTCACCTTTGTCGCCCTTTGACTGAATAATCGGGAACGCAGGTGACCAGTCGCCGGTCATATCGGAGAGCTTGAAATAAATCGCCGACTCATCCGATACGCCGTAAACAAAACCTTTGAGTTCATCATCGTAGAGGTTGCGTTCCGCCAGCGTTCCGGAAGCGGACGGAACCAGATTTGATCCGTCCTTGCCTCTGGGAATGCTGTAGCCCTCGCTCCATTCGCCTTCCGGAAAACGTGAGCGGAAGTAGATATCATCGGCAGTCTGGACTTCGTGCCAGGAAACATTATCCTCGGAAAACTCGTATTCCAAGACCTGCTGGATATACGCTTTGGTCTGTTCGGTTGTCCAGTAATTGCCGTCGCCGACCGGAGTCGGTGAACCCATTCCGGCATTGCCTCGGCGGTTGCGTACCGGTAAATCGAACTGCAATACGAATGCCGGTTTAGTGCGCCCGGCGGCAAAACCGCAGAGTTCCACTCCCAGCGTAATATCGTCTTTACCGGAAATTGCCTCGCCAAGTTCGACGGTGTCGGTTTCAAGCAATGGAATGCGGATTTCCGTATAGGCTTTTTCCTCATCAGTTCCGGCATTGAGCACTCCGGAAACTACCGTGATGTTCTCATTGTCAGCCCGGAGTTTCGGAACTGTGGCAGTATTCCAGTCATTATCCAGCAGGCAGTCCCAGGAAACGAACGAACTAAGCTGATCAAACGGATAGGCATTGCCGTCACGCAGCACCCGCAAGCAAAGCAGCGCTTCAACGCCACGGGTGATTGCCTTGGTTACGGAAGTAGACTGACCGTATTCGTCGACGATCTCCCCGACCGTGGAATCGGCTTTCACATATAAGATTATCTGTTGTAAATCATCAAACATTTTCTTCCTCTTTGTATTCGAAGTTAAAGCTCAGCTGGTCGATATATTCTTTGGTCCACAAAAGCCACGCCTCATTCCCGGCAGTACGTTCCACCAGACGTGAGTCCGGGTAAAATTCCTTTATGAAACTGACAAAATCATCATAGGCGGGCTTAATGGTATTCATGCCCATGGAGCCGGACGTATCAATGAACAGCCCGATGGTAAATTTCGTTGCGGTATACTGCGATTTTAATGTGTTTAACGCCATAATAAACGGGGTCATTGAGTTGCACGGATCGCGGTCGCAGGAATAATAAAGTACATTCGACGGTCTGCCGGAACTCCCGAAAACCTGCCCGGAACCGCTGCCGCCTGGCTGGATGATTGCGGTGTAAAAATCAATTTCAGCTTCAAACATCGCCTTGTGTTCGTCATAGGTAGTGCCAGTGGTGTAACCGGACTCAGCTTCATCAATCCAGGTGATCGAAATAATATCCTCTTTTTTGCGGAGGTAATTGACGATCCTGAACATTTGCTTGAGCCATTTTGCAGAGAGAAAATACGGATTAGGCTCCAGCCTTTCATCTTCTTCCAGCGCCGCCAGTAGGTCAGCTTCATTCCAAAGCCTGGCATCGTCGCGTGTCCAGTTGCGGAACCATGGAATCAGCTCGGTTACCGCATTATGCATCCGGCGTTCCATGACCTTGTAATCCTCGTTCGGATTGAAATTCTCTACCATCGGTTTCAAGGCGGACGGCATGTCATCGGCGTTCATCTCCGGAAACAGATATTCGATCCTTTCCCGGATCGCCTCATACATTTCATAGCCTTTGACTGACGGCAATGCCAGTACCGGCAGGTTGCTCCAGTCGCTCCATCGGGTTGGTTTTGTGATTGCCATTATGAATACCTGTTGTTGTAGATGATACCGTTATTCCAGATCTGGACGATTTCGCCCATGGCGTTTTCCTCGGAATTCCATTTAACCACGCCCAGCAATGCGGTGAATTTGTCGGCGGTAAATTCCGGAAACGAGCTTTGTGTTTTGATTTCAGTTGTCCATGTTTCGTCAGCATAAATCGCCTCGAAAACGATGTAGGATTCACCGGTAATGGAGAGCGTTTTTCCCGGAACGGTTATCTTGTCAATCCCGGAAACAAACACACCGCAGTCTCCATTTCCCAGCGTATCGCTGCCGTCAACGATCTTGACGCTGTTTTCATTATCTTCATCGGCAGTAAGTTGGAAAAAGCCGCTGTAGTTATTACCGCCTGAACCGCCGCCGCCAAGCTGAAGCAATACCCATTTTTTGCCGGTGCCGGATTCTTTCCATAGGATTCTGCCGATGCCGTTGCTCGTTGAAACCAGTTCACTTGCGTCAAGTTTCGCGTATTCGTGCGACTCATTGCCGATGTTGACCTTTGCCGGGGAAATTCCCTGAACCAGCGCCTTGCTGATCTTTTCAGCTTCAAGCGGCGTCTGCAAAATAGCAAACGGCTTATCCTTATTCTCAGCTGAAACTTTCCTGCCTGAAAACACCGGAATCCGACTTTTAAATTCCTGCTCTTTTTCAGCATTATCCGGCTGGATTATCAGGTCATCGAGAACAACCGGCATGAACTGCTCCAGCAGGATGCCGCTGTCGTTGCGAGCCAGAATGATCCCGGTTTTGCTGTTACTGCGCAGCGCCTCGGAGCCAAGTTTCAATTGCGTATTTTTATGATATTGAGCCGCGTCAATAAATGAATTCCAGGTATTGGCTTTGACCTGGAATTTTTCGCCAGTTGCTACTTTTTTCACTTTCCTATCCCCAATAATCCGAAATCCTTACGTTCATATACTTTTTCGACATAGGCGGCGGACGGCTTTTTGGCCAGTGTTTTCTTGTCCTTCACGTCATCGGCATAACGCACCCACAAATAATCCCAGCCTTTTTTCTCGGTTACAGTCAGGTCGCCGACCTTGATGTTTTTGCGATTGGCCGAGACCGCAAATTTGTAGGTTACCTCCCATAAGTCGCTGCGGGAATCCCCACGGCATGAACCGCTCGCCCCAAGGAACAGCACTTCGCCCTCGGAATATCCCTTGAACGAGTTGCTGTTGACGCTGCCAGTCAGTTCGGCGATAGTTTTCTTGTATTTTGTCGAAACCTTACCTGGTTTGAGATAATGGGTTTCAGAGAAATTCATCACCGGCATTGTTACGTCAATCCCGTTGACATTTTCACCGTCATAACCGATCGCGCCGCTGTAGTCAGGCGCGGTGGACGGATGTTTCGCAACGGTTTTCAATGACTGCGTCAGGTGTTGAGCACCGCCGCCGGTATCAAAGGAATAAACTGGATCGGGCTCCTCTGCACCGGAGACGGTGTTCTCGTCAAAGCCAGCTTTGTATTGCGCTGAAACTTTGAATACATTCAAACTGATCCGCTCGTCAATCTCAATTGATTCCAACGGAATACCGTTATATGCGGACGGAACATTATCCAGCGCAAAAGCAATCGCCGTGTCTTCGTCGTCAACTTCAAAAACGAAATACGGGATTTCAGCAGTCGTGTAGTTGCCGTCATTGTCGACAGCCTGTGTCCGGTCAAAAAATGCCGGTTCGATTCGTGATTCCATAATTTCCTTTCACTTGAAAAGTATTGATTTGAATGTTATTTTTCTATATATTATTAATTTATGTAGAAATAGGAGTATGTGTGTTTATTATTGTCGTTCCCGTATTATTAATTGTTTTAATACTGCCAATTGCATGGTTTATTTCGGAACTTAAAAATTCTAAAAAATCTATTCGCTGCACTTTGGGAATATTGGCAATATTATCTTGTTTTGGTGTTGCAGTTTTAGCTGCTCAAATAGTTCGTTTGAATTACAATATTTGGTACAGCAGTGCCACTGCAAAATTGCTGGATTCAACAATTAATCAACTTGAAAATAAAGAAACAAAATTTGTCATAAAAGAACTAAAAACGCTACGAGAAAAAATACCTGTAACATATGAATTCAAAGGTAATTATAATGAACTGGCGGCTGAAACAACTAAAAAAATGAAAGCATATAAAAATAAAGACAAATAATTTTCTCTACAAAGCATATCTCTAAAGTGATTCTTGTTTTTATTTTGTTCCCTCATTCAAAAGTTAAGCCCGTGGACGCTTTGTCTTTCAATATCTGGTTAGTTTTGCGGGTGTTCTTCTTGATATCCTCGGTTGCGGTTGCAGTACGCTCGGCGGCTGTACCGGACGAGAGCGACTGTGTCGCCTGAGCGTAAAACGAGCCTTGCACCTGAACCTTCGATTGCGCCATCGCAACTGCACCGCCAGCATTCTTCAACTTATCCATGGCAGTTTTAACCGAACTTGATTCCGGCTTTTTGGCATCAGGCTTCTTGTTCTTTGCCTCGGAAATCGCCGACTGCCATTCCTTGCGGGCATCGGTTAATGCCTGCCGGGATTTGGATAACTCATCGGCATACAGTGCATTATGCTGCTTCAGGTCGTCAGCCATCTGCTGGCCGATGGCATCCTGCTCAATTTGCCTGCGCTGTTCGATTTGTGATTTCTGCTTTTGAGAATCCTTGTCAATCTGATTGTAAGCGGCATCTTCTCCGGCATTTTTCTTTGCCGTTTCGGCATCAATCTGCTGTTTTTCAGCTTCAACATTAATGGAATCATCAAACATGCCTTTGATATCAAGCCACTTTTTAGCGAGCCACGCAAAGGTGTTATTCCATGCTTTCATGATCGCGCCAGTAAACCCAAGCCAGAACTTTTTCAGGAAGCCGACCACGCTCACCCAGGCGGATTTTAAACTTGCCCAGGAATCGGTGATTATGCTTAATGCTCCATAAAAAGTTTCCAGCGTCGCGGTCATAAATGCCTGTTTGAAACCAATCCAGTAACTAAGCAGAGTACTGACGCCTTTCTGCCAGGCTACCTGCAGACTCAGCCAAAGTATTCTTGCCGCCAGTGAATAATCCCCGAAAGCCAATGCCGCTTTGATACCGTCAAATGCTGTACATGCAAACTGCTTCAAATGGGCGAATTTTGCCCCGAACCAGTCAATGACCTTGCCGATAACACCGCTCTGGATCAGGAACGTTGCTCCGACCGCCGCTACCGCTGCGGCGACCAGCCACCACACCGACAAGCTGACGGTAAGAATTGAAATCACTCCGCCAATGATTGTCCCGAGAATGCCGATTGCCGCTCCCAGCCCGGTGATAATTGTGGAGAGCCCGCCGATGGCAAACGACAGCGTTCCGGCAATCGCGCCCAGAGTCAGCAAGCCGCCTCCGATCAATGCCACAAGTCCGACGACCTTTGCCGCCGTCACCACCAGTTTTTTATTCTGCTTGATAAAAGCGATGATTGAAGTAATAATCTGCATAAACACATTTGCCGCTTTTCGCAGATCATCCGCCAGGGCTTCGCCGATTACTGAGAGTGCCAGCATACCCGCCTGTTTGAGTCTGGCAAAAGACATGGAAAGCGTCTTTGACATTTTGGCGTAGGCGGTTTCAGTTGCCCCTGCACGGTTTTGCATTGTTTTGATGTCGGCGGCGAATCCCTGCATATTTTTCAACGCCGGAAGCACCCCGCGCAGAGCACGGACATTCGGAAACAGCTTGCTGACCGCATCTGGCGGCAGTTTACTAATTTTCGCAAAAATGCTTTCCAGCCCTTCGGATTTGATTGCCGCTGAACTCATCTCAAATCCCAGCGTCTTAGCATAGGCTGCGGCTTCGTCGGTCGGCTTCAGGAACGAGGAAATAATCGCATTGAGAGCAGTTACCGCGTTCTCGGTCTTTACGCCATTACGGGTCATAGTGGCAATTGCCGCACCAAGTTCATCAAGGCCAACCCCGGCACTGGCGGCGGTGGTTGCCACCATACCGATGCTTGGAGCCAGTTCCGCAAAGGTTGTTTTACCTTTCTTGACGATCGCAAACAGCAAATCCGATACGCTCCCGGCATGATCGGCGCTTAAACCATACGAATTTAAAATCGTGGTAATCGCATCCGCCGCTACGCCGGTATCGGTAAGACCAGCCTTGGCGGCTTTAGCTGAAACCGCCAGGACATCAAGCGCTTTTTCCGCCGGAACGCTGGCGGAAAGGATATCATACAAACCTTTTGCCAAGGTATCAGTACCTTCGCCGAACTCGACGGACATTTCACGGATGCCTTTTTTGTAGGCCTCCATGTATTTTGCCGGTTCATCCAGCATGGTCGAAACATTCGCCATCTGCTGTTCGAAATCGGCAAAAACCTTGGCTCCGCCCAGAAACGGCATCGCCAGAATGGCGCTGATTCCCAGCAGTCTTTTCCCGGCGGAAGTCACACTGCGGCTGAAGTTTTTCAGCTTTGACTGTGCCGCTTTCAATCCACGGAGAAGTTTGCTGTTTTCCAGAGTCAGCTCGACGTAAGCTGCTCCGGCTCGAATATTGGCGCTTGATGACATGAAGTATTCCTGTTACACGATTTCTTTGATGTGCGATTTGAAGCTGTAATCTTCAACCTGATCGGCTGCGGGCGGAGTATTCGGGTTACGGTCAATCTGTTTGACGATCTTGATATATTCCTTAACTTCAGCAATTCTGTTGACCAATGCCGCTATCAGCAGAATGGCTCCGAAAATAAGTAACGATACGGAAACGTGCTGGATATAGGCGGAAGCCTGCAGGAAATGTTTCAAGACAAATCCGCCCATAACAGAAGTTATGAAGCCGGTGCAAAATGATATCCAGACAAAAAGAAAAGTTCCCATAACGTAGTCAATAATATTCTTCATAATTCAAAAGTCCTTGTGTTTGATAAAGATTTGTTTCATGCATTTAAAGGCAAGTTTTGTGTCCTTTGAGCATTCTCCTTTTCGCTCGTAAGGGTTAAAGGTTTCCGGTGATACAGCTGGTTGTTTTTTCGGGTCGCGGTTGATGTTGAATAGCATCGCGAGCAGACTCGAAGTATGGTTCCAGTTGTCTTTGCCGCGAGAATCCGCCATGATAAGCAGTTCCCGCAGAGTGAACGGATCGGGATTTATTCCGACAATTCCGGCGAGCTGGTAGATGAAGTTATATATTGAGTCACCTGCTTCTCCAGTTCTTTGTCCAGTTGCGGATTGTCCAGTTCCAGTTTTAGGGCTTTCTCCATCTGATGCTTGACCTTTCCCCCGGCGTTCATGAGCTTGCGAAGCACCAGCCGCTTCGCTTCCGGGAAAAAATCGACCAATTCCTCCAGCAGAGCGGTGGTGGCATGTTCGATGGCATCGCCGCCCATTGCCATTCCAAAATCCTCGTCTGAAATATTCTGAGCGTCGGCTTCCGGTTTGCAGATGCAGTAAATTACATCGCACAGCAATACCGGATCGGAGGCCAACTGTTCAAGCAGATCGACATTCGGACGGTTCTTCTCGTCAAGCTTGACCACATCCAGCAAGTTGATTTCCAAGAGCGACCGCACTCTTTTGACTGCGGCAACGTTCACCACGATCGTCCAGTTGCGATTCTGATTATCCTTGAAACATTTCATTATTCACCACCTCCGGCTGCACCTTCCCAATTCGGCTCACGGGTTGACTTGGCGGACGGTTTGACGTTGACGGCATAGTTGATTACTTCTTCCAACCCTTCAGTTCGGTTAAATGAAATCACCTCGAAGTCAGCGTCCAGCCCGACTCCACCGGTCTCAGCGTCGGCGATAAACAGCGCTATCGCTGTGTCATTGAAAAAGGCGTTCTGAATTGCCTGGAATCCGGCATCGGAAGTATCTCCGGCAAGGGTAAACTCTACCGATGCGTCTTTCAGTCCTGACAACACCTTTTTCCAGTTGGAAGAACGTACCGCAACTTCGGCGCTGCCTTTTTCGATATTCAGCGATACCGAGTCGGCGACATGCTTGAGTTCGGTAGCAGCCTTACTTCCAGCGGCCCCGTAAAAAATCTTTGCTTCAAATCCTATTTTGTACATAAATAAATCTCCGTGTTATTTTATTGAGTTCTGCCAAATTTTCGGCAGGCGATGTTCCTGTTTTTTCAAAGCCGGTCCCATGAACGGGCGAGCCGGGTATCTGTTGCGGCGATACTTGCCGCCAAACTCATGCGCCATGCCGGATCGTCCTACTATTGAGTAAGCAGGGCCGATCAACACCCGATGCCGAGTTTTCTCAACCGCATAACGAAGTGACCGCTTCAGCAGCCCCTTGCGGGTATGCGGCGCTCTACCTGGAGCTGAACTTCTAGCGCTGCGCCTGATACTTCTTCTGGCGGTCAGGCGGATTGCTGCTCCGGCATGGGCGAGATTTTTGAATCCTGCCTTGCGTTCGGCATCTTTAATCGCCTTGATTTTCAGCTCCAGTCGCGCCCGCATGCTGATCATGACATGACCTTGAAAGTCAGCGTTACTACACTCATAAACTGCCGGTACTGGCGGAGCGTTTCAGGATCGTAAACCGGATCGTTTTCGATTTTGACGCAGACCGCTTCCGGCATTGCGGCAAGGCGTTTTTTATCAAAAAGTGTGACCAGCTGTTCCGCCAGATAAAGCAGAACTTCAATGTAATCATCGTCGCTGATTTTCTGCTGAATCCCGATGTCGACCTGAAGTTCTTTCGAATGCATATCCCGGGCGATATTTATCACTTTTACCGCTTTGGGAACAACCGACACCTTTAACTCTTTGGTGGTTTTAAGGTCGTATTCCGGGATAAATACCCGTTCCGCCGTAAACTCGGGGAACAGTTCGGCGTTGTTGATCTCAGCGGCCACCGTGTCGGCAAGTTTTATCAGTATATTCATCTTGTCACCTCAATACCGTTGCGACAATCGAGCCGATGGCGGCCAGTAAAGCCAGGATAGCGGCTCCTGCTGCCGAAAGCATCGTTTTGCGCATTTCCTCCGCCGGATGGCACGGCGGCACATGATGGATCGGCGAGTTGGTTAAATGCATGGTTAACATCGCCTTGAGCTCAGCAATATCCTGGCGCATGGCGTTGACAACCAGCCACAAGTCTCGGCTATCACTATTTTCATTTCCATTGGGCATCGCTCACTCCTCCGATTGGCAGTTCGAGTTGAATATAGATATTCGCTTTTTCATTTTTCTGTCTTATTTGTTCCCTTTGAAGAAGTTCAGGAGGATTGGCGCTGGTATTACTGGTCCAATATCCAGGACACCAATTCAGCTTGGGGCGTCCTGTATGTTCAGAAAGCTCTCCCGGCACTGATCTCGGATGAAATTTTGCAAGGTAATTATTCTGCTGTTCTAACAGATTGCAGACATGCTGCATGTTTTGCTGGGTTTCCTGCATAATTTTCAGAGAATCGATCAGGCTTGTAATTTGATCCAGCGAGATGTGTTGGCTTATAGCAGCCCCTTTATGAAAATAATCATATAGAGCATTGTAGCATTCCTTCTGATACCTGATGATAGCCTCGCGCTTTTTGCCTTTGTAGCGTGATGCCGGAACCTTAAATAGCCAGCCGTTTAAATACTCAAGTGGTAGGCAAACCATATTGTAGATTTTTCCATCGTTTCCAGTTAGGGGTGCAACACCCTTAACTGAGCTTAAAACAGGGTCACTTTCGATGATCCTTTGTTGATCTCGCCATGATAACCCTAAAGCTTCAACAATTGGCTTCATCGCCACGTACTTTTGATTGTCATTTTCAATGACCATGATTTCATTACCATAAAATTGAACTTTTTCTATTTTATTCATTGTTGATATCTCCTACTTGTTTGGTGTGAATCCGGTAAGTTGTCCGGTGCGGGTTGATCCAGCGCCAGCACGGCTCGGAGGCCGGAGCCATGACTTCGAAAACATCGCCGTTGAGGATGATCTGGTCTCCTGCTTCCGGTTCGAACGGCAGCAACGCGACGCTTATCAGAAAATCGCAGCTTTGGTATCGGATCAGCTGTCCGTAGGAATCTTCAATCCGGAAATTAGTTCTGCCCTGCGACGCACTGATTTCCAGTTCATCGTCGCCCCGGACATATTTTACCGGAATACTCAAATGTTCCTGCCGCATCTCCTCAAGAAACGACAACGCGTTTTGCATATCAGTCATAACTCCAGCCTCCTTCTACTTACGGGCAGAGCCGAACACGGACGGTTTCATCGGTATCGGCGGCATCAGTAATAGCCTTGCCCATATACGCAAACGCAACTGCGGGGTCACCGCCGTCATCAGCTTCGATCGTGGCAACGGCGTTTGCCGCATCATAATAGATTTTAGCACCGGCAGTTACCGCGCCAGCCGCCTTGGGAATATCAAATACTCCTACCAGCGCCAGGGAACCGAGTTCTCCGACGGCAATATCGAGTTTGGCAATCCCGGCCAAATCGCCCAGGATTACTACATCACCGGCATTTACCGCTTCAGTCGGGATAAAATCGATTGAATCGCCTTTTTGTACATATCTTGCAGTCATATTTTTTTCTCCATATTTGAAATTTAAAATTTTATTGGTATTTTAATGACGGCTATCAAAAGCCTTTTTTTTTCGGCAGGGAGTTTATTTTTTTCTCCCTGCCGTTTTATTTATTCCCCGGCACCTTTGACCATGCCACGGAAGTCCTGCTCACGGACACCAAGGTCGAAATAAACCCGGAACCACATCCCCAGCGTGTTGAAATCGGTCTCGCCGTGTTCAACCGTCGGGGTGCGTTTGCCCTTGAGAAAGCCGATCTCAAAAGTATCGATCTGGTTCGGATTGCCGAACAGATACCACGCCTTGTCGCTGGAACCGGTATACTTCGGGTTCGCGAGGTACGGCGAGCTGATAACGTTCAAGTTTTCATCCGCCAGTGCATTCAATGCCGGGCGAATCGTGCTTTCAGCGCCACCGGCGATGATCAGCGCCGCGCTCCGGGTCAGTTCAATCGCCCAGTGCTTCAGCGCGGTCGGCACCAGCAGAAACTGCGGTTCGACGTTGATCGGCTGTCCGTCGGCATCGGTCTGATCAAGGAACGACTGAATCGCTTTGCCCAGGGACTCTTTGGCGAGAACGCTGTCAGCTCCTGAAAGCAGGTTGTTGTGCTTGGTGCTGAACAGTTTGCTGCTGTCGCCCTGAGTCGGGTTGGTCAACAAACGGGTAAAGAACAGCTGATCAATGAGTCTTGCCGCGCGGTTGCCCATGGCGGTCGGAACTTTCATGAAAGCGCCGAGATCGTCATTGATGACCATCTTGCGGGTCAGTACAAATTTCTTGGCGAAAGTTTCCAGCTGATTGCTGGCTTTTTCTTCGACCAGTTTGCCGTCCTTGATTTCACCGTCCGCGCCGATCGGTTGGAGGTCGCCAGCATCAGTCAAACGGAATCTTTCGTTCAATTTGAAATCGTTCAGGTCTCCGGTACTGCACAATCTGGTAGCAATGACCGGCTGGGCGTTGAAACTCTGGAGCAGCTTTTTGTTCGCGACATTACCGAGAATCCCCGGCAGACTCACCGTCGAAAAAGCGGCTTTTATGGTTTCATTGCCGAATGATGTCGGGACACTCATTCCCTCCGCCTGCAGGCAGCGTTCGAACATTGCTTTGAGCGAAATATCACGGATTTTGTCTGCCTGGTCAAGCAACGGTTCGCCATAGCTTTTGACCATGATGTCGTCATCAATGCCCATGCGCAGGCACATCGCCGCTTCCAGTTGCTTCATGCTGTCACCAGCGGACGACTCACGTTTTACCGCGATATTGAAATTTGCCTGAGGACGGTCTGTTCGGATTGCATTAAGCAGCTTCGTCCGTACCTGATCCATGTCCCAGCCCGCGCTGATCGCCTCGCGTTCAATTTCGACATGTTCGCCGTTGCAAAGTGTCTGAATATCATTCACGCGCTGGCGTTCAGTATCAAGCGCCGCCTGAATTTTATCCGGTTCTCTGGATGCTTTTGCTTTTGCCGGGGTCACCTCGTTTTTCGTGATTTCGGCATTGGCGGTTACTTCGGGAGTGGTTTCTTTGTCCATACGTTCTCCTTGTGGATTGAAAAGGTTAAAACTTGCCGCGAGCTTCATGCTGGTGGACATATCCGCACCCACCGGCACAACTGAAACTTCGCGTAATACTGATTCTTTGATGTGGTAAAACGGCCCGGCATGAACCTGTCCGTTGACTTCGCGGGAGCCTTTGACCAGCTCCGCATTTTTGACTTCCGCTCCGATTGACAACTGCCAGTCGGCTCCGGCTTTCGCCTGCTCAATAATCCCGGCAGCGATGTCGCCGCTGGATACAATCTCGCCGTCAATAGTCAGGGAAAAATCCTCGATTTCCGCCTTGACCATGCCGACTCGGGATGCCGTTTTGTTCTCGTGATTGGAAAGCAGTGGCACGCTCTCCGGTACGGTCATTCCGGCAAGATCGACTACCACCGGGAACTTCCAGCCGGGCAGTTTCATCTTGCCGCCGGAATATGCCAGCCCGATAACTCTTGAGTTCGAGCCGCTGGCTACTGCCGCTTCGATCATTACAAATCCGTCCATGATGTCATTCATCTTCTTTTGTCTCCTTTGGATTAGTTTTTGGATTAACTTCCTGAGTTGAAATGTTAAGTTGCTGCATAAGTTTTCTTTCCCGGGCAACCTGACGCAGTTCACTTTCCCAGTCGCGGCCCTGCCGGGCATATTCGATTGCCAGATTGGTAGTCATATTTTCCAGCCGGGTCTGCTGGGCATTGGCTTCCTTGCTCGGATCGACATGTTCCATGCCGTCCCAGAACCAGGTATGCAGTCGCTGGTCATAGACCATGTTCAAAACTTCGGACTGCTGCAGGCAATACTCCAGCAGCCACGCCTTGAGAATACGGTTCAGAACCCGGCTGGCGAACCAGTCCTGAAAGACCTGAATGCTTTTGTAATAGGTCTGATGATCGAGCCTGCCGCTGGAGTAGTTGTATCCGCTGGAGTTACATGCCGCGATGTTATACGGCAGGCTCAAACACCGGGCAATTTCGTTGAGAATCTCATGCTTGAACTCCGCATAGGTTGATGCCGGGTGCGCCGGGTTAAGCTGGCTCATTTTCCAGCCGCCGGGCATAGTCAGAAGCATATTGCGTTCAAGCTCAATCGCGTCCATCGGCTCCACAGCATCGGCTTCGCCGTTTGCCGGTGCGTCGGTATAAAGAATCGCCGCGAAGTTAGCTGCCGATTCCGCCGTCCCGAGTGTCGCCAGTGTAAAACGCCGCAGCATGGCAAAAAGCGGCAGCGCCGGAGTAATCTCCGGAATCCCGCGATGCATTCCCGGACGATCAAGCCGATAAAGGTGGATCATATTGTCCGCCGGAATAACCATGCTGTTCAGGTGATTGGTGTAAACCATTCGCATCTCGCCGGGATGGTATTTCAACACCCGGTAAGCGATCGGATTGCCGAAATCATCGAAGATCACGCCATCAATTTCATTATCCGGCTGTACCATTCCGAAACCGCTGGTCACCTGATCGGCTTCAACCAGCAGCAAATCCAGCTTGACGTCATGTTCCAGCATCGGATTTGAATTGAGAATCGCAAACGCCTCGCCGTCCTGGAACAGCGCCAGCCGCATGGTTCTGAGCTTTTCCGCAAGATTAACTTCCAGCGCCCATTCCAGGAATGAATGTTCGATTTCCCGGTTAAGCTCCATGCTTTCAGTCAGCATCTGCAACCGCGCCCCGGTACCGATGGCATCGTTGGCCAGTGTTAGGCCGATACCCTTGGCATAAGAGTTATTTGCAACTTCATACCGGGCGCGGTTTCGCAAACGCTGGCGGACATCAGGATTTGCCGCCGCATCCGGCCCGAGCGAGTCAGCCGCCGCCCAGTGCCTCATATTGTCGGCAGTAGTCTGGGCGGCATCGTAACGCGCCCGGACCATCTGGTGCCGTTGTTCCGGATCGCGGCTGTTCCTTTTGAATATTTTGCTTATTGCTCTCAGCATTGCTTACGCTCCCGGAGATGACAGTTTGGTTAGTTTTAAGCCTGACTTTTTACTTCTCGCCGCTGCTTTTGAATTCAAATAGCGGTCGACTTCGATTTGCTCTTTCAAAGAATGCTGTTCGAACTTTTGCCCATCGGATTCCACCGACTTCGGGGAAGTCGCATTCTTGATGATCTGATCTTCAAGTTTTATCGTGTCGCTCATTGTTGCCTCTGGTTATTTATTTTGTTTTCGACTTTATTTATGCGCTCTCCCAGCCACGTCATCACATTTACGCACATTGAATTTCCGCATGCCTTGTAGCGTGGTGCGTCCGGGCATTCTTCTTCAGGTTTGCCTTTCCATGGGATGCGCGTATGGTTATCGGGAAACCCCATCAGCCTTTCACATTCGACCGGAAGCAGCCGCCGTACCGTGGCGTTATGGGCTACACCATGAACTCCCGTGCAGTTAAGCGTATAGCTTAGTTCTTCCTGTGCCCCGATTCCGTTGCCGCCGTTGTGCGGCTTTCTGCCGATAATGTTTTCGGCGATAGCCACAGCCGGAGTAACCCGGCTTCTGATGGTCGGGAAAACATCTTCCCAGTAACCGTCCTGATCGCCTCCTGCGTCATTCTTGATGAATCCGAGAAGATTGGCCGCATCTCTCGACGGTTCGCCGTCCTTGCGTTGTGGATTGCTTTCGCACCTGCTGTTTTCTGTAGATGCGGCCTGTGGATTATTTGCCATTACCAGCGGCAAGTTGTTTCCGCCGGTTCCGGCTCTGGAGGTTATAGCCGGTGATACATTTACCTTTTTTATCCGGCTGTCATTCGCGTGATTTTCAAAAACAATCGGCGCCTCATGATTGCAGTTTAAGGTGGGTGAATGCCCTTCGCATATTTCGGCATTGGCTTGCCCGGTGGACATGACCGACGGCTGATTTTCAATCCCGTAAACAAAAGTGTCTTTGGCCCGCTGCTCCTGCAATGTCGGCGAAACATCCTTGCATTCGCCTGAATACATTTCGAAGTTTAAGCAGTCAACTCCCGGCTCTGCCGTATCAGGGCGGTCTTGAGGATTGTCGGCAGTTCCTTGCCTCTTGTCGCGGCGCGGCGGAGTATCCCCGACGCGCATTTCGCCGTCAAATAGTACTTCTGCGGGATAAAGCCAATCTCCAAGATATCCGATAACGAACAGACGGTGCCGCCGCTGGGGCACGGCTTTGGGAAAAGCGGCCACTCGGGTATATTGAGCATCCAGCACTCGCCACGCCAATCCGAAACATCCGGGTGCCGGGGAGATGATTCCTGCTTTGCTCCATCTTGGCTTTGGCACTGCGATTTCCCAGCCGCACAAGAGCGATAAGAAGCTGGCAAAATCCGTTCCTTTGTTGCTCGAAAGCACTCCCGGAACGTTTTCCCAGACGATCCAGCGTGCTCCTGTGCGATAAGCCAGTTTAACAAATTCAAGTGCGAGGTTGCCTCTGGGGTCTTCGATGCCTTTGCGCAATCCGGCAACCGAGTAGGACTGGCAGGGAGTCCCTCCTGCGAGCAGGTCAATATTTCCTTCATAGTCATCGTCCTTTATTTTAGTGAAATCGCCGAGGTTCGGAATCTTGCCTCCATCCGGCAGTTCAGTGATTTGACGGCTCCAATATTCACGTTCCTTGCGGTTTTTGTCGTTTTCGGCTTCCGCCGAATCAAGAGGGCGCAACGGTTTGGTGGCGTCGAATCGATAATGCAGCACCGCCGCAGGGAACGGCTCGACTTCGGCAAAGAATTTGGCTCTCCAGCCAAGGTGTTCCCATGCCAGGGTAGCGGCTTCAACCCCGCTGCAGACGCTTCCGTAGTTCATCGCTATTTCCTATCGTTAAAAAATCATTATCGCTAAGTATCCTATTCACGAAAAACAGGGGGGGTAGGAGATGAAAAACAAAAAAAATCGCTATTTTTTTCATTTTTATTGATTTTTACATGTCATTTGCTCCTCATGAGGTCTGATAAGCGAGTGCGCTCCGGCGTGTTTTGATTCTGTTGTTCGGTTTTACTTTGCCGCCTGGCTGACAGTTTCATCGGGGCTTTCCGCAACCTTAACGCGCCGCCGATATGTTCCGGCAAGGTTGCTCCCAACATTGAACCGCATACGGCACATCCTGCCAGGCAGTCGAGCCAATGGTTGTCATTTCGTTGCGGGCGGATCTTCCATTCATCAACTGTCCTGCCGCGACCGGCGGTCTTTACCCGATACTCGGCGGTCAGGTGTTCGGCGATGAGCTGATGATGCAGAGGAGTTCGTCCGTAAAATGAGAGACAGCCCTTGTCTCCAATGGCTACAGCCAGCCGGGCATGGACAAACGACTTCCAAAAGTTGGTATCATAGATCACATGCCGGATGGCGCGTTTTCCTGCCACATTCGGGATCATCCAGTTTAAACCGAGCCGGTCACCGGGCTTTTTCTTATACTCTGTCATCGGTTTGGAACTTGCTCCCACAAACCGTCCATGCGACGGCAGGATAATACCGGAATATGAACTCTGGCGGCAGAATTGATAGACTATATCTGTCGACTGACCCCAGTTGGCGTCTATCATCGCACGTTCGATTTTGATCATCGCGCCATCCTCACGTTGCCACTCACGTGAGAAATACTCCTCCGTCAGCTCCTGCATTGCGGCATACAACCCGCCTTCAAGCCCGGCCTGAGGAAATGTGCTCTGGATTGTCGGGTTGGCATCAGTCAGTGAAAAGTGACGGCGTTTCTGATCCGGCCATGCGCCGTAGTCGATTACCGCCCCGGTGAAGTCATCGCTCCATGCCGTGACCACATAAAAAAGCAATGCCTTCTGCACATCGATAAACATCGTCAGTTTGTCGCAGTCGATCGGGATTTTGTCTTTTGCCAGACCGTTGACTTTGTTGGCAATTTCATCCACGGTCAGCATGGTTTCATCTGAATTATCATCCGGCAGCGGGTCATTTTGATACTCTGACTGAAATGCCGCTTCATCCTGGAACTTCAGATTCATCGCATGCTGTAATGCAGAAATCTCATCATGGTTAAAACGATCTTCCCATGATACTTCCGCTCCGGCGTCCATTGCATCACGGTTTTCACGGTAAAAGCTTGTTGCTGCATCAAAATTGCCGTCAGTCCGTAAAGATTCAGCCCGGATTTCGGCATATTTATCCCATAGTTTTATATTGGCAGGAAATTTATACAGCATCCGGGTCTTTTCGCCGTTCCAGTCGGGATGCTTGTTTTTATCAAGAATGGTATCTGCCATGTCACCGGGGCGGATGATAGTGCAGGGCATTACTCCTGAAATCTTCTGTCCCGGCCCAGCCAGTCCGAGTATGTCGCCAGCCAATACCCGGATGCGTTTGCGGGTCTGTTCCAGGCTTCCGGCTGATTCGGAAGTCTGCGGGTCATCAATAATGACCAGCGACGGACGCACGCTCCTGCCGTCGGAACGTTTGTATTTCATACCACGGATACGCCCGGTAATCCCGGCAACCCGGACAATAACTCCGCTTGCCTTACTGCCTTTAATGCTCGGCAGGACGATTTCGTTGCTTGTCCAGGTTATCCGGGTACGTTCACCGTTATGCAACTGCCCGGCGCAACGGTTAGCTATGCCCTCCAGCGCGGCAATCGGAAAGCATACTTCCGGGAAGTCCTCTGCCAACAGTTCGTTGACTTCCAGCTCTGTTTTGATGCTGTCGAGGATTTCCAAAGCGGCAGATTCGGTTGATCCGATCAGCGTGACGAACTCGCGGTGACCGTAGAGCATCGCCCATAATGCCGCCGTTTCCGAAAGGCTGCTCTTACCGGAACCGCGCGGCATGGCCATGGCGAACAAACCGCCGGACAAGACCGCTTTTTCTATTTTTCCAATCACCTTGAGATGATCCGGCGACCATGACAAGGCAAAAGTTTCCGGGAAATAACTCTCGCAGAACAGCTGAAAGTTGCGTTCGCAGTCGGCTTTGCGTTGCGGGTTTGCTACTTCCGGCAATGCGCCGATGTCGCGCCCGGCAAGTGATTGTTCCGCCTGGCGTTGGCGTTCGGCATCACGCCGTTCATCATAGCTGCGGCTGGAACTTTCCGTTGGTTCAGCATGCTTCCGATCGAACAGCCAGGCAATGTATTTTACCAGATTGATGTTGCGGGAATTATCCGCTGCTGCAATCCGGAATCCAACCCGGTTGAAATCCCGGTATATCCGCGCCTGCGGCAGGACAAAGCCAAGCTCTGTTGAATTCAACAGCCGTGCCGCTTCTACCGGGCGGATTGATGTAGGGTTAATTTGAGCCATCGTCAGAAGTCTCCTTTGCCAGGTAGGCAGCATAAGTTATCAGGTTAAATGTGCCGTCGGGATTGACCGGAGCGCCCGATGCAACATCCTCGGCAAGCGTTTCCTCGGAAATCGTCCGGCATCCGGCCTGTTTAAGTAGCCGCACGAGCATGTCAGGCGACAATGCGGTCAAAGATAAAGAATTATCCATATTATTTGCCTTTATTTTGAAATATATGAGAGGGTTGATTTGCTATGTTTCGATATCCAAGCTTGTATGTACATAGCGAGCGGCAATAAGCTCAAAACCCTAACCAACGGAGGTTAAAATGAACACCAGCGAAATGAAAACCGGAACCATCGCAATGGTCAAAGTCGGACGTAACGAAGTCAAAGTTGAGGTACTCGAAGTCCTCGAGAACTTATTCAGAGTTAAAAGCCTAAACTCCGGACGTGAATTTACTGTAAAAAGTCTTGTCAGCATCGTCAGTTCACCGAAAGAGTCAGAAGCGCCGAAGCCAAAGAAACTTTCACTTATTGATGCGGCGTTTGCCGTCCTTTCCAATGCCGGAGAACCGCTGAACACCCGGGAAATGGTAAAGCTGGCGACTGCGGCCGGGCTATGGGCTCCGACCTCATGCAAAACCCCGGAACAGACTTTATACGGCAGTATTTTTCGGGAAATCAAAGTGAAAGAATTTCCCCGCTTCAGCAAGAGCGCGACGCGCAAAGGCGCGTTTGTCGCGATGTCATAAGGTTGAGCTTACCGGCTCCGGCTTAATCGCCGGAGTTTTTTCTTGCCAGTTACATCCTTCACCATATTTAAACTCAGCATAGCGACGGCGGATGACATCGACGTATTTGGGATCGAACTCCATCATTCGGCACTTACGATTTGTCTGTTCGCAGGCAATCAGCGTCGAACCTGACCCGCCAAACAAGTCCAGCACGGTTTCCCCGATCTTTGATGAGTTGAATATGGCTTTTTGCGCCAGTGTGGTGGGTTTCTGTGTCGGGTGGACATAGCCACGAGTATTATCCCGCTTGATATCCCATACCGTCGTCTGGCAACGGTCACCGAGCCATTCGCAGTTTTCATCGGCATGGCATCCGTAAAAACATGGCTCAAACGCATAATGATAATCAGAATGCCCAAGTATCATGCCTTTGTTCCATACCAGCACCTGTTTTGATTTCAGCCCGGCATCTATGATGGCGCTTTCGAACTGAATATGGTTTCGCGTGGCGTACCAGATATAAAAAGCACGCTTGCTTTTCAGGTGCGCTTTGATGTTTTTGAATGCCGTCAGCAGGAACTCCGACAGCTTGTCGCCGCGCAGATCATCGTTTTCGATGACCTCCCATTCGCGCCCTCCTGGATTGTTCACGCCTTTGTAACTCACTCCATACGGCGGATCGGTGAACACCATGTCTGCTTCTTTGCCATCCATCAGCCGGGCAACATCGTCGAGACTGGTGGAGTCGCCGCACATCAGGAAATGTTCGCCCAGCTGGTAAATTTCACCGGATTGACTGACAGGCTCCTCGGGTACTTCCGGTACTGCGTCAGGATCGGTTTCGCCGTCGGCTACGGTGTTTTCACCGTTGAGCAGCGAGTCGAGTTCTGCGGCATTGAAGCCAAGCAACGACAGATCAAAATCCGCCATCTGTAGATCGGCCAGCTCCAGCGGCAGCAAGTCATAATTCCACTCGGCAATCTCGCCGGTTTTATTGTCGGCAATGCGATAGGCTTTCACCTGTTCCGGAGTCAGTCCTTTGGCAACATGTACTGGTACTGTATCCAGTCCGAGTTGTTTTGCCGCGAGTAGCCTTGTGTGACCACAGATTATGACGTGGTTTTCATCAACAACTATGGGCGCACGCCAACCAAAGGTTTTGATGGACTCTGCCACGGCATCGACAGCATTGTCGTTGATACGCGGGTTGCGGTCATAAGGTTTTACGTCCGCGATGTTCATCTGTACGATTTCCATAGAAAACTTCTCCTTGGGGTTTGTGATTTCTATATTTATTTAGTCACCTTAAAAGTGCAGTTTTTTATTTTTTTGTCGCCTTTAAAGTGCGTTGAAGGTATGATTGAAAAATGACTTTTGGATTTTGAAAAACAGGTAATTTCGAGCTCAAAATATTTTTTTATCAGCTGCAAGCAAGTGTCTTTAACAGCCTGCCTGCTTCCCCGTCCCTCTTTCCAGACATTCCCAGGAAGGAACCATTGCAAATCCGCCCCTTTCTGTGTGCTTACGAGCACGGCTTGAATCTTGACCACATATTTCGTATGTGGTATTCCGGGCAACGATAATCGTCAGGCAATGCATTGAGTTTGTTTAATAGACTCCATGCGACCATGTAGTCGTTCTCGCAGTTGAATATCTTTTGAACAGACCAGTCGAGTGATTCAATCTCCATTTGCATGCTCTCATTAATGGCTTTGAAAACAGATTGAAGCATCTTGATATTGTCAACGTTAACCGCAATGTCTTGTGAAGCCAGATAAACTTGCGAGCCGTCTGGCGAAAACATTGTTGGTAGATGCGGGATTTTTGCATTGAATTCATATTTGAAGTCGTGATAGTTGTTGGTTTGCGGGAGCTTATCCCAGTCTAAATGTTGTTTTGGCATAGCAGCCTCCTTTGGTTTTTGATTGAAGAAAATGTTAACGGATAAAAATTGACTTGGGCGAACTTGTACGCGTATATAGCATGTGCCCCAAAATAGCCCTTTTTTTTATACACATATATATTAATGTCCAATTATATATATTTTTATATTTATATTTTTTATTTGCAGAGACTTACAACTTGGACACCCTGTGTCCAACTCGCGTCCAACCGTCCAAGTCCAGAAAACAAAATTGGAAATTTTCTTGATTTGTCCTAACGATTGGATGCGCAAAATCCAAGTTTAACTTTCCCAGTCCGGTGGAGTCATTATTATCTGATAAAGATTCCCATCTCGTTGAACAATTCCGCGTTCTTCCAGCTCCATCAGAGCTTCGCGCCTTTCTCTTCCGGTAGAGTTTCTGATGCCGCTGTAGGAAATTTGAGTTATTGTAACGCCTCCGCCTTTGTCAAGTTTTTTAATCTTGATGAATACCTTTCGCATGAGGGCTTCCCTTGCCTTCGCTCGCGGATCGGCATCCTCAATGCCAATAAGCAACCTTTCGGCATGGGCAAAGAACCATCGCACGAGGATAGCAGCCTTTTCTTTTACCTCATCGGAAATGACAACACTTTTGCCCTGCGTGTTAACTGAATGGTTGACTGAAAGCATAACCATAAAACGAGGGTAATACTCATTGCAAAGCCGTCGCCACGATGGGTTGAGCTTAGGATCGGTATTGCCCAGAAATTCATTTTGCAGGGCAATGGAATATCCTTCTTCAATTTCAACCACTCCGCTTTTTTTAAGAAATACATCGGCGATTGTTCGCATCTGCTCAAGTAATTTAATTGAGTCGAAGTTTCTTGAGTTGCCGTAAAAATCAGGCATTTTAGCCATAACAAACCTGCCGATCAATCCGGTGTGGATATCATCAATGCTAATCCATTTCTCAAAGGATTCCGGCTGGATATTCGCAATGACATTCGGGCTGCTATAATCAAGTTTTCTCGCTGCGCCTCTGCGACCACGATCTGAAAACACCTGATTGAAACATCCCTGGCTGAATGCCTCGGTAAGAAAGTCAGTTGCCCCTCGTTGCCAGGATGAAGGTTCGAGCCACTTTTTCATTTCCGAGATATTTACCAGCCCATTCGGTTTTTTGGTTAACGCCAGGCAAACTCCCTCTGCGCTACCGCCGGTTCCCAAATCCCAATCTGGCGTGACTTGTTCATCGGGATTGCATTTCACGTAAGGGTTTTGCATTTTTGAAAATTTACTCATCAGTTGCCCGATGTCCTTACCCGAAGTCGATGGAGCCACAATCATACCATAGGCATTGCACATCTGCCCACCGCCAGTATTGATTTTTACGTTTGCACGGTCAGCTCCTACAAGCGCGATACCGCCAAGATTACCTCCGTAGCGACGTTGAAGCTCTTCATGTGTTGCTTCGCCGGAAAGACAGCATGCGCAGGTAACAATGGCTTTTACCAGTGCGGCTTCAAGCGGCAACGGCGGAATGGTAACGCTTGAGTATATATTCACAAGTTCGCCAAGGTATGTGCCTTTGAGAGCCTGTCGCACATCATCATTTTTTACTTGTCGCCACGGCATGATTATTTCAGGTTCGACTGGAGTACCAATGCCGAGTTTATTCTGATTGAGAATGCCGTCGATATTCACCTCCGGGTATTCCTGCTGCTCATAACATCCCGGGTCTTTAAGCTCCCGGAGCTTAAACCAGTCGTTGCCCTGACAAGAATTGTGATGACAGGTGAACGCTATCGCGCCGGACGGCTGTTCGATGAGCACAGCAGAACGGTTGTTGTGTGCAGAATTGAACGGGCATTCATTGAATACCCAGCGCCTGCCGCCTTTCCATTCCTGCGGCTGACCGAGTTCCGGACAGTATTGAGTGATCCAGGAGTCGATATTGAATTTCGAACTGTCAATAATTACTTGACAGTTGACCGGTTCTGCGACTCCGACAAGCTCCTTGAGCTTATCTTCTGATACTACCTCCAGCTTTTCCGGCGCGGAAATAAGCTTTGCCATGCGATGCGGTCTTGTTTCAATCGAATCTCCCTTGCAGTTCATGGTGCCGGGGATGCGCCAGATACGAGCCGGGTTATGAACGGTTAAATCGATATCAACCTGATCGTCAGAAGCTCCGGCAATGGTCTGGATAACTTTCTGAACGAGTCCTTCGTCAGCTGACGGCAGATCAATGCGGTACATCAGCTGTGCGCCGTTACCGGAATCCAGCATGATCGGTTCCGTCCAACCACAGCCAGCCAGCGCTTCCTGGATTTCCATTGCCTTGAGCTGGGCGTTATCATGTTCTTCGTCAGTGCTGGATACGCCGCTGGGACGTTTTGCGTCAAAATCCAGTAGCAGCCAGCGACGACAGAGGATATCCGCATCGGCGGTAGTCGGCTCGCGCCCGACAGCCCGCAGACGGTTATTGGCCCGGGCCAGCAGAGCAAGATTGACCGGGTTGACGGTTGCATAAACACCGCGATATGTGCGTAGTTTTGCCAGAGCGTCGGCAACAGCATCAATGTGTTCAAAATCAAAGTAGCCGGACTCAACGTGTGGCCGCATATAATCGGCTGTTGTCGCATCCAGTACCCTGATTTCAAAGACATCTCCGGGCTGAAACCATAAGCTGAGGGCTTTGATTATATGTTGTTTATCAATCATTATTCTCCTGAATCCGGTTTTAAAATGTTACAGTTGCGGTAAGAGTTGCTGCCGCGAACCAATAGATGGTATGTTTGAAGTCGCCGTGGCAGCAGTAAACTATGACGGCGGCAACGTCAAGAGTTATCAAAATTATCGGGAAAAGTTGTTTTATAGTCATATCTCACCTCAAAATGGAATGTCGTCGTCATCAAAATGATTATCGGGATAGTTGGGCGGAACCCATTCTTCATTATCACAGTCATTCCATCCCGGTTCAGGAATGTATGCGGGAATTTCACCAAGCTCGTAATCGACGATCCGGTCAAACTTTTCACCGGCAACGGACTTGACGATAATCTTGCTTGCGTTTGCCAGCGCTCCATCATCGGCCAGTGCGACAGCTTCCTGTGCCGAACTGGGCAGTGGGGCGTTTGATCGCTGCTTCCACCATTTCTCAAACTTACGCCGGGCATAGCCACTATGTTCCGGGCATGCCCATTCGGATTTAAACTGATTGAACCCGATCAGATAATCAACCCGCATCGTTTTTGGAGTTCCGGGTTCGGCTCCGCGTTTTTCATGAACGGCATACCAGGTATCCTGGACGTCATACGGCGTATAATCCACTTGTCCGGATAACACTCCGGCTGTGCTTGCCGTCTGCTGGATATTATTCTTTTCCGGCGGCGGGAATTCATACCCACACTCCGGACAGGTCTGGTATGCGGCATGAATCAGCGCCAGGCATTCCGGGCACTTTTTAGCCGGAGCTTCGCCTTTGCCGCTTGTTTTATCCTGAACGGTTATCATGTCAACCGGACCATGCCGGAGGATGTTTTCACCGTAATCCAGCACCAAACAATCATCCTTGCCGTCGCAAAGCCTCGTCCCGCGCCCAATCATCTGAACCAGCAGACCGGGGCTGTTGGTCGGACGCAGTAAAACAACGCAATCGGTATTCGGCGCATCGAAGCCGGTAGTCAGGACATTGACATTTGCCAGGAATTTCAGGCGCGGCTTATAAGAGAAGAAGTCATCAGCAACCTTTTCGTCTTTGAATCTGGAGATAATTTCAGCACGTTCGCCAGCCGGAGTAGAACCGGTAACGATAGCGCATTCCTGTCCGCTCCAGTAGCTGATTTTTGCCGCGACATGCTCACAGTGTTCCACGCTGGAAGTGAAAATCAACACGCTCTGCCGATCTTTAGTTAGCTCGACGATTTCACGACAGGCGGAATTTACCAGTTCGTCATTGTCCATTGCTTCTTCGATTTCGGAATTGATAAACTCACCGCCGCGAATATGCAGATTATCCAGTTTTGCCTGAACCCTGCCAGCCTTGGAAGTCAGCGGTGAAAGATAACCCAGCTGGATCATTTCTTTCAGCCCGGCTTCATAACAAATATCATTCAAAAGATTTTCCGGTTGACAGATCAGCCCGCCCTTAAGCCGGAACGGTGTCGCAGTCAACCCGATCAGCCGGACATTTGGATTTATCACTTGCATATCCGCAAGAAAAGTCCGGTACATCCCGTCTCCGTCCGGCTGGATCAGGTGCGCCTCATCAATCACGATCAGGTCAAATGAACCGAGATCACATGCCTTATTGTAGACAGACTGGATACCGGCGACAATAACGGCATGACTGGTGTCGCGTGAGTTAAGCCCGGCAGAATAGACACCTACATCCAGCTCAGGACAGAGTCCGCGAATCTTATCGGCATTCTGCTCCAAAAGCTCCTTGACGTGTGCCAGGATTAGTACCCGGCCTGACCAGTTTGAAACGGCGTCGGTCGCAATCTGCGCCAGCACGATGCTCTTGCCGGTGTTGTGATGGACAATGAAGCTTCCGTCCACATACAAATGATCGCCATCCAGTTCAAAACCGTAAAAATCATCCTCCGGTAAAACTTCCACAGAGAAGCCGGTTCGGAGAACATTTTTCTTTTGTTGCCGGACATTGAATACATGGCGTTTTCTGCGGCACGGGATCGGCGACAAATCTCCGGAGATATGGACCCGGTAATACCAGCCGCCTGCGCCTGTTTGACAAGAAGAATATTTTTCTCGGCAGTTCGCCATAAGTCCAAGACTTCGGGCGAGGAACACAATGTCTCCGGCAAGTTCGCAGGACTTTGTCACAAAATCAAGGCAATGCCCGTCGAAGAATCCGTCGCTGTCAAGCAATCCGGCCAGCAGTTGCAGCCGATCCGAACGTGACGCAGTCAGATATTCTTTTGGAATGAACTTGTTATGAGCACAATGTCCACGCAGCCCGAGTTGGTATAGCATCTCAAAAAGAGGATTTTTTTCTCCACTTTTTACAGTTGCATAGTATGTTGGAACTTCTCTGTCGTTTTCACTAACACGAACCGAACAGCCGAGACTTTTTGCATACAGACTGAACTCATCGCCAAGCTCCTCGTCGGCGCTGGTCAGACCGACAGCATTGGTCATTGTTCCATCGCCAAGCAACAAGCCCAAAATATGCGGCGGAACCGGCAGGTTTTGCGGGGTAGAAAACTCCACAGGGACTCGATAGAGCTTCCGTAAATGACGCCATGACTTCGATTTTGTCAGATATTCACGGACGGTGATGTTTGTGATTTCGCCGCCTTTCTGATAACAGCGATAATTCTTTTTCCCTTCGTTTGTACTGACAAGTGACAGAATATGACTCATATTCACCACGAATGGTTCGCCCTTGACCGGCGTAATCCGTGCCATCGGCTCCTTTCCGTGCGCCAGTGCAAGCACATGCCGGGGAGTCGAGTCTGCTCCCATAATTACATCACCAACGCCAACGTCCTGAACTTTCCTGATACTTCCGTCATACATGAGAATCGGGTGATCTTTCGCATGACATCCGGTTGGTAACACCACACAAGGATTATCATCACGGGTTCGCAGGTAATCATATACCGCATTGACGGCTTCTTGCTGGTACGGTCTTAGCTCCACTGCATGCCTCTGATTTCAAGTCCGTTTTCGAATAATACTCGTTTGATCTCGTCGACAAACATTTCAAACGCCATTAACGGCATATTGAGCTGTTTGCGTACTTCTTCAAGACTCCAGCCTTTCATTAAATATGAACATATTTCCCGAGCTGAACTGTCCTGAATCCTGTTCATAGCCTTGCGGACTATTCTGATTTTCTGGTATCTGCATTGCATAATTTTCTCATCCTTATGTAAACCATCCCATCGGGCGGCATGACTTCTCGTTTGACTACGGTCAGCTTGTGAATCAAGCTGTCGTCTTCGTATAACCCTCCGTGCGTGAAAGCATCCAGCAGGCACTTCAGTGAATTATCGACATCACGCCTGCGGCGATCCGGCGGGTAAAGCCCGATATAGAGTTCCACCGGATCTGATGCTGTTTCGATATTTTCATTCCGCATCCGCGCCTGGATATTTTCCCGATAGCGCCGACCAGCGCGGCTGATCAGCACACGCGAGCCGACATGGCGGTAGTAATGATTCACGCTTGGAGGCCATGGCAGTTCAAACTCCCGCATTACTTCCTTGCCCATGGTGGATTGGAATTTCCGTTGGCCTGCGGCGGCGGAGTCGTCTTTGCCGCTGATACTCGCGGAGCATAACCTTTAATGTCGTTGGTTATATCACCGTTTTCCGGATTCTTCCGGCATCGGACGGTAATAACCAGCGGCAGATTGTGCAGTTCAACCGAATCACGCGGCTGGATAACATTGACTGCCCGGCAGATGGCGGAAAGATCGCCTCTGGCAATCTGCACCGCCTGGGCATTCGGGTTGTCAAGGTTGAGACGGCTCCACACCTTGCGGCCTTTGTATTCGCCGTCGATTACTTCGAAGGTCAGTTCCAGATACTGGCCGTTGCCGTTTTTGGTCGGTTTCATTTCCGAGTCAATGATGACAGCGTTGTATTTGCCTGCCGGGATCGGATCAATACCTTTGCTCGGTTCGACTTCGTTTGCGTTGAAATTGAGAGTAGCCATTTTTAATGTCTCCTTGTTGATAGATGGTTGTTTGATTTATGCCAGCACAAGCCTATGGGCATTGGTCAGCGTTGGAAAAATCGGTTTATACTTTGTTATTGACATATCAGCTCCGGGACAGCGCACATGCTCGAAATACGCTTTGCCGGTGATCCTGTCGGTTATTATTTTGCATTTATCCCCGACATGAATCGGCTGACCGCATAGGTCGCAGTTAACTTGATGTTCCAGTTTTACGATTTTTGTATTCATTTGTATTCACCTTGAATGATTTCCTTTCATTGAATTCTTCTTTCTTGCCGCGATTCCAGTTGCTGACTGGGCGGAAATATCCGCAGACACGGCTGTATATTTCGGTTATTCTTCCACATTTAGCCATTATTCCCCGCCTTGGCTGTCAGCCGTCTGATAAGCATCAATGAAAGCCTGCCATGACAATGGAAGTTCGGACGGCAACCCGAAACGGTTCTTTGCGATACAGGCGGGACTTCCGACCGTTCGCATGATCCGTTCACCTCCATCTGCTCCGATCGGAGAGGCAACGCCGCGCTCGGAATTAAAACCGCTGGCTTCTTTTTGAACCCGGAGCTTTTTGCTGGCAAACAAAACCGCGTCTACCCATTCATTGATAAGGGCGCAGGCGTGTTTGTGCAGTCGCGGAGTGTAACGGTCATAGGCGGCATTTTCCGGATCTTCAAAACGCTCGACTTTGGAATGTGCGATCAGGATTACGATCATGCCGCGCATATCGCGGAGCTGTTCAAGCAGTCCGATGATTTTACGCCAGTGGGTTAATGCGTGGGTGTAGCCCCGGGCATAGCCTCCGTCGGCTTTTTCGATTGAACGGACGCCGTATTCCTTGCAGACTTCATCGAAAATCAGCCGCTCTAGCCAGTCGGCGGAATCGATAACGACGCTCTGGAAGTCATGTTTTTCATCGCGCAGCGCGGTAAGTTCATCGATGACTTCACTAAATGTTTTTGCCAATGGGAACTTGCGGCAGTCGATTTCACCGAGGCCGTCCTCGGTCTGAATGAAGATCGGGTTCGGGGCATTTGCGCCGAGAGTTGACTTGCCGATGCCCTCAGAACCGTAAATCATCAGGCGCGGCGGTTTGGATTCTTTTCCGGATTGGATGTTGTTGAGAATACTCATAGTGTTTTTCTCCTGGGATTATATGTTGTCAATTAGGCGGATATCTTCGAAACCGGTCGGCCAGGCGTGGCTGAGACAGCATGCCTTATAGCGTTCCAGAGCGGCGCGATTGATAGTTTCAGCTGCGTCGAGCACTTCTTCGGTAAGCTTCCACACTCCGGCAGTAAACGGCTCATTCTTTTCCACCGCAATGATGTGTACGGGAACGTTTACTCCGGTTACTTCGCGGATTACAGCCCGGTAAAAGGCAAGCTGGAGAACGTATCCGAAACGCCGGACATCGGCTTCAAACCAGTTCAGTTCATTACAGGTTTTCAGGTCGATAAGACCATGTTTCGGAGAAAACCAGTCCATTCTGATTTGGCAGGGAATGCCGCAGTATTCTGCCCGGACAACGCCCTCTGCTACACCTTCAGCAAGGAATTCTGCGGCGGCAGGATGCAGCCATACAGAAGTCTGAAGCTTGATCATCAAGCCATAATCTTTGCCGGAAATAATTTCGCGTTCCTGGGATTCGAGCCAGTCGGCATAAGCTTTACTGGTTTTGCCGAACGGTTCGCCGGTTCTGGGATTGATCGGTCCGTCCGCGACCAGATAATCACGGTCAAAGGCTGACCTGCCTTCGAGAATTAGGCTGTGGGTTGCCCGGCCGATTGTAAAGGCCGGGCTTTCTGTTTCGGTGATTTCGCCGAGTATTTTCTTGCGGTAGAGAGCCGGAGACTTCCGGAAGTCAGCCAAGAGATGGCTGGACATAAATTCTCCGCTGCGACTGCGGTCATGGTACATGTCCGCCGGTTCATGTGTAATGAAGTGTGTTGTGTTCATCTTTGCTTCCTTGTCTTGTTTTTGATTGGATTCTTTTATGCCGTCAAGTATCCTATTCACGAAAAACAGGGGGGGTAGGAGAAAAAAAACGAAAAAAATCATAAAAAAGTTGAAAATATACTTGTCATTGATTACTGTTTAGTATATATTAAACATGAACAATAAAAACAGGACTCCTTATTTCGGAGGTTACATATGAAAGACAATAGGACATTTGGAGACATCATCCGGCAGGAACGTGAAAAGCGTAAGATCGGCAATCCCGAGTATTCGCTCCGGAAATTTGCCAAGGCGGTGGGCATCAGTCCTACTTTTCTGAGCAAAATCGAAACCAACGAGTTTGACCCGCCCAAGGCCGAAAAAATTATTAAAATGGCTGAGCTTTTAGAAATCCAGCCAGAAAAATTGCTGGCAAAGGCAGACAAAATGGACCCTGAACTTGAAAGAATCGTTACCGAACAGCAGGTGGAACTAGCCAGTTTTCTGCGCACGGCAGACGGAATGTCATCAGAGCAGTTGAAACGGATGGCTGAGGCGGCAAAGAAAATAAAACAGGATGGGGCGAATGACGTACCTGACAACCGATCAAATTGAATATGAGGCTGATAAGGTTCTATATGACTATGGTTTGTCGGTTGCTCCGGTAGCCGCACCGCCGATTCCGGTCGCCGAGATATTCGAGTGCCATTTAAAGTTCAATCTGCAATTCGCCGATTTGAAGGCAAAGTATAACGATGACAAAGTGCTTGCAGAAATCTACATCCTGTCAAAAAAAATTGTTGTGGACGAATCATTAGACCCCGATGAACATCCCGAATCAGAGGGCAGATATAATTTCACGCTCGCTCATGAAATCGGGCATTGGGTTCTTCACCGGCATGACGTTATCGCCGTTGCGGAAATCCCGGACTTGTTCGGAGAAATTCCGCCGCCGGTCATTTGCCGTGATTTCAGTCCTGAGCCGCATGAATGGCAGGCAAACCAATTCGCATCGCATTTACTGATGCCGAAAGAGTTCGTTTTGACTGAATGGAATCAATTTTATCCGGAAGGCCCGATGAATGTTTTTGCGGAGATTATGGAAAAACGCCAGCGCTTCCGGCTTGCCAGCGGAGACAGAGACCCGATATGTGATTGCGTCCGCAAAATGGCTCCGGTTTTTCATGTATCGTTACAGGCAATGCAATTCAGATTGCAAGCCTTGAAACTGCTTGATTTCAACAAACCGGAGGCGGGATTGTTTGATTGAAGAGCTTTTTTTTGCACCCTAACGTTTAGGATAACTTAAACACTAATCACCATAATAAAGGAGAATAAAATTATGGCGGACTACATTACTGAACGAATGTTCAAACATCTCTCGGCTGATCACATCAACGGAGTTTTTGACTGCTTCAAGGTCGATCCGGAAATTGATCGGTGTAAAATCAAAGACGACACTGGAGCTCTGGCTGCCGTTTGGAACGCCAAGCTGAATTCCAAAGATCCGAATGTCACCCGGATGCACGATTTTCTGCAAAGCCTTCATGACTTTGCCGAAAGCAAATGCGATGTGACCCGCGTGGCCGAGGAACTTGCCGACGGGGGCGAAGAGCCTTATGACTTGCCGGAAGGGTTTAGGGATTGGACAAGGCATGACCAGGGCGCGTTCCTGATGTTGAACAATGAAATGCTTTGGGAAAATCTGATCAGCATGATTTTTGCCGATGAGGCCAGCAACACCAGGTACTGGACTGTTTACAGCGGCTTGCCGGAAACCAATCCGGATATAACTCCGGAGAATATTACGCGACTCAAAAAGATGCTGAAAGAACACTTCGCGGAGGATAAGCATTCCAAGAGCTGCGATATTACGAACTATATAAGAGGGAGTCAATACTATCTTTTCGCCACGTTGGAGGACAAACCCAAATATTACGAAATTCAAAACGAAACTACTACCGGCTTTGAACCAACGCCGTTGATTTTCCCGTTTCGCCTCATTTTTGCGTATGACGAGGAACATGGAGAGTTCTCCATTTATGCCGAAATCAGCAAGGCGAAACTTGATCCGCTGGTTGCGAAGATTGTCAATATTCTGGTCGGCTACAAAGATGACCTTCAACGAATCGGCAAACCATCCTATAACTTGAGCAAGCTAGCTCAGCGCGGATTTGCATTTCACACTGACCCGAAAGACGGAATTGAGAGCGTCCGCGTCAAGGCCATCACCATTGCGCCCCTTGATGCGCCGCAGACGGAGCTCTCATTCAAGGATAAGAGCCGGAATATTTATGACTGCATTGATGATTTTGCCAATCGCACCAGATTAAAAGAGGACAACATCGAAGTCCGGCGAGTGGCCATTACCATGAAAATCAACAGCCCGGTTCTGAAGTTCCGATCGTTAACCTTTGAAATCGGACTGCATACCTGCACATTGAAAAGCATGGCGGAAGCGAAAAAAACGCTTGGCGAAAAATATATAAAAGAATGGGGTTTCAGAAATGAAGAAGCCGTATGACTTGCTGTGGCGATGCGCTCATAGTGCTAACCCAGTCATATCCCAAAGCCAGTTAATGAGTTTTTCCGAGCCGTTGCGAGGCGAACTTCTGGACAAAAAATTCCTCGTTCCGACTGATAATGCCTGCTCAATTACAGTGGGAGAAAATCTTTTCGAGGTTCACCTTGTAATATCGACAGGAAGCAAACCGAGACATTATTATACTGACGAATATGGAGAACTCAATCCGGTTGATGAGGATTTATTACGGCAATACAGGATTGATTTTTCCCCGCTTGTCAGACTGATTCACGACGGATTATCCTGCAGCGGGCAAATTGACGAAGTCCGGCCGGGGAAATTCTGGAAGATCGGTGCCGCCGGGCAGCAGTCACGAGAAGTGCATTTAGCCAGAATGTGGGAATCCGATGCCGAAGTTCAAAAAGCCGTCGCCGACACAAAGAAAGGTTCATTGATCTTTTATATCGGACGGAAGCCGGGAAGTTTTCAGCGCGACGACAGCCTGGTCTATGCCGTTGACACGCTGATTTATTTTTACGATGACGGCATAGAATTCGATGCTCAGGCTGTATTTAACAATATCAAAGGTATGACGGCGACAAAACCAAGACCACGAGGCAAGAAGCCATATGGTTTACAGAAGAATTATCAGGCGCAAGTTGAAACGCAACTTTGGATATGGTTTGACGAAAAATTGCGAATAGCCAAGGATATTGATGCCGGAAATAAAGTTGACAAAGCAGCCTGGGCTCGCGTCAACCATACATTTAAAAATCAGCGTGAGTTGGCTGATTGTATCGAAATACGTCAGGATGCATTGACAAGAGCCAAGGATGCATGGAAAAAAACACCTGGCGGCTTTGGTAGTTTATTTCTGGCAATTATAGAGGAATTCATCAGGAAACCTTCAAAGAACAAATCATCCGAAATGGCTCAGGTTGATAAACTCAATGACTTTTATAAACGATATGGAAGTAAAATAGATGGAATAAGGAGGGAACGCGAGAATTGCAATTAACGGCATTTTTGCAATGAGTTATAAAAAATAATTATACTTGCAATCGCTTGTTTATCATGTGGTTGCAAGTTTTTTTATTATTGCAGGACGGAAAAATCTGAAATCTCCCGCCGGTTGGTTCCACTGGCGCGGTTGCCGGTGGACGCAAACACCGAACCGAGAGGTTTCAGATGTCCTACAAGACAAATCCGTCCGCCGCGTCCAACGCGGATGCCGCCGCAAATGCTCTTTTCAATGTCAACGTCCGCAAGGTTGTTTCCATTCAAGCCGCCAGATTGATCAGGACAGGCGTATTTCCTGATCATATGCGCGAAGATTTGGAGCAGGAGCTGCTTGTTATCCTGCATAATGAATCAAGGAATTTTGATCCGGAGAAAAGTTCTTTTTCAACCTTTGCCAAAAGAGTTCTTGCCAACCGTTCCCAAAACTACATCCGGAATGTTCTGACCGCGGCCCGGCATAACGGTGAATATGGAATTGAAAACATTTCCATTTATGAACGGGTCGGATCTGACGGAAAAATTGTCGGTGATTTTATAAATTTCGATGAAGTCAGAATTCAAATGGGATATCAATCCCGTTCCGAACGTGAGATGAAAGAATTACGGGAATGCATACACCTTGCCCTGTCGCGTCTGCCCGTAGCGTCCCGGGAAATCTGCCTGGCAATTCTTCGTGGCGAAACGGTGAGCAGTCTGGCCAAAGCTCATGGGATGGACGTTTCATGGTTTCGCGCTAAATACCTGAGTTCGCTTCGCCCCATATTCATTGATGCTGAAATCAACGGGTTCTGAGGAAGGAGGCGATCATGAAACGAACAAAAAAAAGCATTGTCAGTCCAGATGACAAGTTCCCTGAAACTATTCGCCGAACGATTGATTTTGTTTCGGACATTGTGCTCAGAATCCATAAAAAAAGACTGGATAAAGCAGTCATTCCACGCTTAAGTACAACCACAGTCAATGAGGTAAATCTATGAAAAACAACGAATTAATAAAACGGCGCATTAAGGCGCTGAATCAGCTCGGGCTATTCGAGTTGAAAGAAAAATTCTTCGACCTTCATGGCTTCCAATGCGGCGAAACTACCGTGCGGAATTTGCGTAAGCGGCTCGCCTGCCGGATGCAGGAAATCTGCTACGGCGGAGTGTCAGATGAGGACATGGCGACCCTGGAAGCACTGGCCGACCGTGACCCGTTGGCCAATCTCCGAAACGTTGCGTCCACACGGCTGAACATGGTCAAAGGCACATGTTATATTCGGGTCTGGAAAGGCCGGGAATATGAAGCACGCTCGTCCGGAGACGGCTCATTCGAGTATGATGGACGGAAATTCAAATCGCTGTCGGCTATTGCCCGTGAAATCACAGGAACTCGCTGGAACGGCAAATTATTTTTCGGGGTGAAATAATGAACGAACCTATCAAAACCAAACGGTGCGCAATCTATACGCGCAAAAGCGTTGAAGACGGGCTTGAGCAGGAGTTCAACTCGCTCGACGCTCAAAGGGCTGCCGCGGAAGCCTACATCGCCAGTCAGGTGTCCAACGGCTGGGTCTGTCTCCCTGCTCGCTACGATGACGGCGGCTGGTCAGGCGGCAATATCAAACGTCCGGCTCTGCAACAGCTTCTGGCAGATGCGGAGGCCGGGAAAATTGACATTATTATCGTCTATAAAATTGACCGGCTTTCACGCTCCATCTGCGATTTCGCGGAACTGAGCAACAAGTTTGACCAGTGGAACGTATCCTTCGTCGCCGTGACACAGGAAATCAACACGTCCTCAAGCTCCGGGCGCATGATGCTCAACATCCTCATAACCTTCGCCCAATATGAACGCGAAGTCATAGCCGAGCGCGTTCGCGACAAGATGTCGGCCAGCCGCAAGCTCGGCAAATGGGTCGGCGGCACTGTTCCGATGGGATATGTTGTCAAAGCGAAGAAGCTGAAGGTTGAACCGGAGGAAGCCGAAGTCATACGACGGATATTCAACCGGTTCCTGATTATGCAATCCCCGAAGCTGATTGCCACGGAACTGAATGCTGACGGCGTTCATACCAAGCAGGGCAAGATTTGGGACACCGGCCATATCTACCGGATTCTGAACAATTACACCTATATCGGCGAAGTCAACTATAAAGGCGAGATATTTCCGGGCGAGCATAAAGCCATAATTGACCGTGAAGTATGGGAAAAGAGCCGGGTAATTCTCAAGGACAATGCACTCCCGCTGCACGGCTCCAGAAAAATAGAAACCATAGCTCCGCTGAGAGGTATTTTGCGTTGCGGTCATTGCGACAGCGCAATGACTCCGACCTATACGAACAAGAACGGCAGACGTTACAATTACTACCAATGCGCCAAAGACCGCAAGCGCGGAATAAAATCCTGCCCGGTCGGGCTGATTCCTGCGGGAGAGGTCGAAAGGATCGTATTCGACCATCTCGGAGCAATCCTCAATGCGCCGGAAATCGTCGCTGCGGTATCGCGCAAAACGAAAATTCGGGCTCGGGAAGTAACTGCAATATTTAATGCCGAATTCTGGAACGAGATAACACCGGGCGAGCGCAACTGCCTCGCATTCATTCTGATTGAGCGAGCCGAGGTAAAACGGGATGAGCTTATACTGGAAATCAAAACCGAGGGCGTCAAATCCATAATCGAGGAGATGAAGAATGGCAAAGATTGAAGTTTTGGAAAACGGTAACGTCAGAATCCGAGTTCAGACGGTTCTGACCGGAAACCTGAACCGCAAGAGAATAGTAACCCCTGATGTTAAGAATGACGCGCCGGAGCCAATCATTATGGCCTTGGCGCGGGCATTCCGCTGGCAGGAATACATTGATAATGGCAAGTTCAAAAACGCCGCGGAACTGTCGTTGGCCATAGGCAAGGAGCCCGGGCTGGTAGCGCGGACGCTCCGATTGACGTTACTGTCTCCGAAAATTATCGGACGGATTGTTTCGGGCAACATCCCGCAAGGCCTGACACTGGCGAAACTCCGTCAAGGTATTCCGGAACTTTGGACGGAGCAGGAATGCATGTTTTTGTGAATGATTTCGTTTGCCGTAATTTATTCAATTCCAGTATTCCAGATTAATATTGCATGCAATTTTTGAAAAGTCCGAAGTTCGCACCGTATTCCGGGCATTTTGACAAGTTTACGAACCTGCGGGCTTTTAGGTTTGAGGCTGAAAAAATTCGCATTTTTGGGTGACAAACAAACGAAGAATATTTCAAACCTAAAATCCGCAGACGTTATCAAATGTTCAAAATCCAAAGGTCACGACCTGAACCAAACGGAGAAAAGCATCGCCAAAGGCTTCGGCAGGTTGCCGGAATCGCGATTTTGGCAATTCTCCGGCGGCTGCAATCCAGTCCATAGAGATTTGCAAATCTCTCTGACACAAGGGGATTTGCGTCTAAAAGAAAAAAGCGTCAAGGGAAAGTCCTTGACGCTGGAATTTATAAAAATGGTCGGAGCGAGAGGATTCGAACCTCCGACTTCTGCGTCCCGAACGCAGCGCTCTAACCAGACTGAGCCACGCTCCGACATTGTTGACTATTACTATCTGTCAACGAGACATTATTCTACAATAGTTTTATGAATTTTCAACTCAAAATA